CAGGACAGATGAAGTTCAAGCTTGGTTAGAAGATACAAGCACAAGAATGATCCGTGCCTTTAACCAGTCTAACTTTGAAACAGAAATCCATGAGATGTATGTGGACTTAGTTGTGTTTGGTACTGGTTGCATGTTTGTGGAGATGGAAGGTAATCAACTACGCTTCAGCACAAGGCATATTTCAGAATATCATATTGCTGAAAACCAGTACGGGTTAGTTGACACGGTATTTAGAAAATACAAGATACCCGCCCGTCAAGCTGTGTTGCGGTTTGGTTATGATGACGTAACTGATTATATTCGCAAGGTGTACGACAAAAGACCAGACGATGAAGTAACAATGCTTCACGCTGTAACGCCAAGGTATGACCGTGATTCATCAAAGATGGATAGTGCTAACATGCCGTTTGCTTCTGTCTATATTTGCATGGAAAGCAAGATGCCTATTTCTATAAAGGGCTTCCAAGAATTTCCTTACGTTGTTCCGCGCTTCCTCAAGGCAACTGGGGAAACGATGGGAAGGTCGCCCGCTATGGTGGCGTTGCCAGATGTGAAGATGCTTAATCTTATGTCTAAGACCATCATCCAAGCGGCGCAGAAGCAGATTGATCCACCACTTCTGGTGCCGGATGACGGATTTATCCTCCCGATCCGAACGAATCCGGGCGGCCTCAATTTTTATAGGGCTGGTAGCAGAGATACTATCACCCCTCTGAACGTAGGTGCTAACATACCTATTGGCCTACAGATGGAAGAGCAACGCCGTATGGCTATTCGTTCTGCGTTCTATGTAGACCAGCTATTGTCTGGCGGTAATGTAAACATGACTGCTACAGAAGTTATCCAAAGGCAAGAAGAACGTATGAGGGTCATTGGCCCTGTTCTGGGAAGATTGATGAATGAGATGTTGCGTCCATTGATTGACCGTACTTTTGCTCTTATGTTGCGTGATGAAATGCTGGCACAACCACCAGAGATACTACAGGGGCGTGATGTGGATATTGATTATGTATCTCCACTTGCAAGGGCACAGAAGTCTAGCAGTCTTAACAATACTATGAAGGCTCTTGAGATATTGTTGCCACTTGGACAGTCATTCCCTGTTGGCGACCATGTAGACCCTGATGGACTTGTAAGGCACATTACTGACGCTCTGGGCGTTCCTAAGACGGTTCTTAACTCTGAGAGCCAGATACAGCAGACAAGGGAAGCAAGGGCACAGCAACAGGCTCAGATGGCTGAGAGACAGTCAGAACAAGAAGATGTATATACTGCGGCACAAGCGGCACAGGCAGTTAGGATGGTACAGAAGTAATGCAAGACCCAGCAAAGCTACGGTTAATGTATAATGACTTGTTTACTGGCGAGGCTGGTAAGCAAGTGTTAAGAGATCTAGAGGCACGTTGTAATTGGCGTTCTTCTAGTTATGTAGCTGGCGATGCCAACGCTACGGCCTTTGAGGAAGGTAAGAGAGCAGTATTACTGCATATCTATAACATGATGAAAGAGGATCAATAATGTCAGAAGCAGAACAGGCAGTCCAGCCAGAAGCACAAGAGGTAGCACCAGTTTCTATTGAAACTCCTGCTGAAGTTGCACAAGGCGGATCTGGTAACGACTTCTTGAGTTTAATTCCAGAAGATTTAAGACAACATCCAAGCCTAGCACCGATTAAGGATGTGGATAACCTTGCTAGGTCATACGTTAATGCACAGCGTTTGATTGGCGCAGACAAGATTGCGTTGCCAGTCAACCCAACAGATGAGGACTTAGACGGTATTTATAATCGTTTAGGTAGACCAGACACACCAGACAAGTACGGCATCGCGGCAGATGGCAATGTTCTAACTGAAGAACGTGCTACTGAGTATTCTGAGATAGCTCACAAGCTACGCCTAAATCCAGACCAAGCTAAAGGTGTGTTGGACTATTATCGCTCTGTTGTGCAGAACGATGTTAGTGCGGCTAACGATGCTAACGCTAGGGCATTAGAAGAAGCATCTGCTTCTTTGCAGTCAGAGTGGGGCGATAAGTTTGATGCTAAAGTTGAATCTGCACAGAAAGTTGTAGACCAATTTGAGGCTGGCGACATCATGGAATTACAATTAGCTGACGGTTCAAAGCTAGGTAATAACCCAGAAGTAATAAAGGCATTTGCAAAAATTGCAGAATTTAGGCAAAATGTAACCAGTGAAGATACAATTTCAGAAAGCACTTCTGCATTGGGTATGTCCGCACAACAAGCGCAAGCTGAGATAGATGCCATGTTAAATGACAAGTCTCATGCGTATTGGGATAAGAAGAACCCTACAGGGAGACAGCAAGCGGTTGCTCGTATGTCTGACCTAATGGGGATGATTCATGGATAGCGGCCTTACTCGTACAGAAGTACGATTGGAATGTTTGCGTATTGCGATAGAGTTTGGAACTCAACGTGATATGTTAAACCCAGAGCGGTTGGTAGATACTTACTACCAAGTGGTCACTCAGGGTAGCGGCGCAAGCCGTCCTGACGACAACCGGAAAGACGGTAGACGCAAGCAGTCTTAAAACGCTAGGCGTGTCCGCTGTCGGGTAGCACACTGCAAAATCGTTCAAATGTAACTTTGTAGAAAAAGGAGTGGCAATATGTCATCTCAAGTAACTACAGCGTTTGTCCAGCAGTATTCTGCAAACGTGCAGATGTTATCACAACAGATGGGTTCCCGTCTGCGTGATACAGTTCGCGTTGAGTCTATGAATGGTAAAAACGCTTTCTTTGACCAAGTAGGTCAAGCAACAGCCGTTAAGCGTACAACTCGCCACGGTGATACACCACAAATCGACACACCTCATGCAAGACGGCGTGTGTCTCTAGTAGACTATGAGTATGCGGATCTGATCGATGATCAGGACAAAGTGCGTATGCTTATCGATCCAACCTCTTCCTACGCTATGGCGGCGGCGGCGGCTATGGGTCGTGCTATTGATGATGAAATCATCGCGGCGGCTACTGGTACTGCGTTTACTGGTGAAACAGGTTCAACTTCAACATCACTTCCTGCTGGGCAAGTAATTGCACATGGCAGTGCGGATATGACTGTTGCTAAGTTGCGCGAAGCTAAGAAAATCTTGGACTTGGCTGACGTTGATCCATCAATCCCACGCTACATCGCTGTTGGGCCAAACCAGATTGAATCATTGCTTGGTGATACAAATGTAACATCAAGTGACTTCAATACTGTGAAAGCTCTTGTTCAAGGCGAAGTCAATCAGTTCATGGGCTTTAACTTCATCGTAAGTAATCGTCTTGCGCTGTCTGGCTCAACTCGTAGCTGTTTCGCATGGGCTGAAGATGGTCTTGCTCTGGGTATTGGCAAAGATGTTAATGCAAGAATTGATGAGCGTGCCGACAAAGGTTACGCAACTCAAGTCTACTACTGCATGAGCATTGGCAGTACACGGATGGAAGAAAACAAAGTCGTTCAAATCGAATGTAATGAATAGGGGATTTTGATATGACAACTGTATATTCCACCCAGCGCACGAACTCCCGTGCAACTCCTGTCGTGATGAACAAGCCTAACGAATTAGGTGGGCGTGTTCGGGTAGCTCATGGTGTTTACGAAGCATCATCACTACCAGCAGACGATGTTATTGAGATGTTCCGCTTGCCAACTGGCGCACGGATTCTCTCAGGTCAACTGGCGCATGACGCTCTAGGTGGCTCCACAACATTGGCTGTAGGCCACGGTGCATACAACAACTCTGATGGTACTGTAGTAGCATTAGACGCTGATGAGTTTAAAGCGGCGGCGGCATCAACATCTGCTCAAAAGGTAGACGTTGCGGCAACGCTTGCACTAGGCTCTGGCATCGAAGTAGACGCAGATGATGAAGGTTATCCTGTAACCGTCACTCTTGCGGGTGCGGCTGGCACAGGCACAATCGAACTTACAATGATGTATGTTGTCGATTAAATAAAACAGAGTGGGGCGGGATTTCCTGCCCTGCTCCTTTTAGGAGTGTGTGATGCCGTCAATAGTAGACATTTGTAACGAAGCGATGGATCTGCTTGGTGCGGCTACCATCACATCTTTGACTGAAAATTCTAAAGAAGCCCGTTTGTGCAACAGGCGTTTCGAGACTGTAAGAGATTCGGTTCTACGTTCACATCCTTGGAATATTGCCGTAACTAGAAGGCAACTTGCAAGAGATAGTGAAGCCCCTGCATTTGGCTTTTCTTACCAATTTACTTTGCCTACCGATCCTTATTGTTTAAGAGTTTTGTCCTTTTGGAATAGCACTGTAAACAATGAGATTGCCGCTTATGATAGCAACGTCATGTTTAAGATTGAAGGTCGTAAAGTTCTTTCAAACGAAGATTCCTGTAGCATTACATATTTAGCTAGAGTGACTGACACAGAGGAATATGACAGCCTACTGTCATCTGCTGTGGCGCACAAGTTAGCGGCAGAAACAGCCTATGCTATAACAGGAAGCAACTCTATATCACAAGCTATGCAAGTTATGTATGAGTCAAGGTTGCGCGAAGCTAAAGGTGTGGATGCTATGGAAGGCTATCCAGAACAGCCACAGGCTAATGAATACATAAACGTAAGGTACTAAGACATGGCGAGAGTATCTACCATTGTTACCAACTTTAGGGCTGGTGAACTTTCGCCAAGACTTGAGGGCCGCATTGACTTAGAAAAGTACAATGAAGGCGCACAGACTTTACAGAATATGCTTGTCTTTCCTCAAGGGGGAACCACTAGAAGATCTGGAACGTACTATGTAAACACATCGAAAGATGGCGGCAAAGTGCGTTTGATGAACTTTGAGTTTAGTGATGAGCAAGCCTATGTCCTTGAGTTTGGCAATAATTATATCCGCTTCTATAAAGACGGCGGGATACTCACAGAAACAGCAACTAATATTACGGCGGCTACCAAAGCCAATCCAGTGGTTGTTACTGCCGCAGGGCACGGCCTTAATGACGGGGATAGGGTGTTTATCTCTGGCGTTTCTGGGATGACACAGATTAATAACTTAGAGTTTACGGTCGCAAACAAAACAACCGACACTATTGAGTTATCAGGTATTAATGGTACTAGCTTTGACACTTATGTATCTGGCGGGTCTGTAGCAAAAATTGTAGAAGTAACAACGACATACACCGCAACAGAAATTTTTGAATTAAACCATGCTCAGTCTGCTGACGTTATATACCTAGCCCACAAAAGTCATGCTCCCGCAAAGCTAACAAGGACTACCGCAACAACATTTACTTTAACAGACATAGACTTTGTAGACGGCCCCTACCTTGATGAGAATGACACTAGCACAACTCTGTACGCCTCTGCGGATACTGGTAGCGTAACAATTACTGCGTCTGCTAATTTATTTACAAGCGCGGATGTTGGCAGGTTAATCAGATTTAGAGAAGTGCTGGAGATACACTACGATGTATGGGCGGCTCAAACCAGCTACGCAAACAATGCTTTAATTAGATACAACGGGCACGTTTACAAGCAGGTTACTGGAAACACGCAAACAACAGGTAACACGCCGCCTGTCCACACTGAAGGAACTGAAACTTATGGCACAGTACAATGGGAGTACCGCCATGATGATACAGGTCATGCGGAGATTACGGCGTTTACTAACGCGACAACTGTTACGGCTACTGTCAAGGAAGATGATGGTGGTATTAGCGTCCTACCGCACAATACAATCGGGTCAAGCAACGCTACTAAGAAGTGGTCGCTAGGAGCGTTTGGCGGCGACCAAGGGTTTCCTCGCGCAGTAGCTTTCTATGAGCAACGCTTGTATTTCGCTGGCACTACAGGCAAGCCACAAACATTGTTTGGCTCTGTGTCGGCTGACTTTGAGAACCATACGGGCGGGATACTAGACGATGATGCTTTAAATTTTACCATTGCGTCTGATCAGGTAAACGTAATCAAGCACTTATTACCAGCACGTTTCTTGCAAATCTTAACGACCAGCGCAGAGTTTACACTGTCTGGTGGCTCTGGCACACAGCCTGTTACACCAACTAATGTAAACGTACTAAGAGAAACAACATTTGGTACATCAGATATAAGGCCGTTACGGGCTGGAAACTCTACTATCCTTATACAAAAAGGGCAGGAAAAAGTTAAAGAGATTACGTTTGACTTAGATAC